CGGAAAAGGAAAAACGTCATTACTCAAATACTGGAAATTGAATCATGACGACGATACAGTAGTGTTTAATACACTAACGGCAAAAGCCGCCGACATAAACTGTCTCATCCAAAATTGGATGAATCGTAACGTTGACCATTGGCCAAGAAAATACATAATAAATCTCAATAGAGATGTTAATGTATTTAATATCGACTACACGGCTATAGAAAGCCTTAAGGATGGAATCCTTACAGCCACTAAATATGAATCTGACGCCATATTATACGCGTGCCCACATGTAGTCATTTTCGCAAACGCTCTACCAAAATTGGTAGGAATCATGCTACGAAAATGGATCTTACTTGGCTTCGAACAAGTCGATCAAGTAACCCGCTTAGTTCCAATGAAAACGGAACCTATAGCGGCCAAACAAAAGGCTAAAGCTAAAGCCACTAAAGTGACCGGGGGGCGTAACATTATGGACTATGTCCTGCCCCCCTCCAACAAAGATCTCAAAATTATAGATCCATTCCTAGACAGTGATAACGATAATTAAATTCTTATATATAACAATTTAATTTTCCAACCACACGCTACGGGTGGCTAAAGCCACACCTCCGCACTCCGTAGGCCGCTCGCCGCGGGGCAGGGCTCCGGCTAACGCCTCCGCACTCAAAAATAGGTTGCGAGTCGCTACGCTCCCGCAAACTATTTTTATCGAGATGGGAACCTATGCGGTTCCCAAACCCTCCGCACCCTTGCAGGGGCGAGGTTTCCAAAAAAATGCTGGCGCATTTTTTTTCCAACCCAAATGACCTGAAATGCCAACTTAATTAATTCAATTATTGACTTAATTAAATCAAACACCAATTCTATAATCAACAAAATTGGATGCATTAAACAGCTCCTTCATTAAACTGAAATATCCATAGATCACCAGCAGTTACAGTCGTAGGTAAAGTACCTGCGGAACCAACAGTAACAACAGCATTCGGACCAGTTATAGTACAGACAGTAGTCTGCATAAATACATTAGTAGTAGTTGTATTTCTGATAACCTCATTAGTTCGAGTAAAATTCTCAAAACAAGCCGGTGTTAAAGAACAATTTGTAGTAGCAGACCAAATTGGAGCAGTTACTGAAGCACCAGTACCAAATACTGAATAACACAACATAAAGACACCATCTTGAACATATTGTGGAAATATGATCTCATTAACGTTAGAAGCATTAACATTTATCTGAGATCCTAAACTAGAACCAGAATTAGGCAACAAAGGAACTAAACTTCCTAATGGCAAAGCATTAGTTATTGGACTATTAGTTCCACCAAGAGCATAATGATCAGTAAGTAATTCAAGACCAAGACCAGCTAACAACTTTGGCTTCAAAAACTCAATTTCGAAAGTAACCCAAAGCTCACCAATCGCACCAGTAGTACCCTGCATTCCTTGAGTGGCAATATTAAATTGACCAAGATCATAAAAACGTATGTCTCCAAACTCAACACTACCACTACGAATATAAAGACACTTAACAGGTGTCTCAGTACCCTTACATTCAATTGGATGAATAAAAGATTCAGAAGGCTTAGCTGAATTAGAAAACTCATAATTCTCCATAGATCGTTTATCAACAAAAGGTGCCGATAAAGAATTATACTGAGTAGCCATAATAACTGTACCAAGAGCAGTATTTGCTGCAGATGACAAAACAGCATCTGAAGACATACTCTTAAACTCAAAAAGCATACCATGAATACAATACTGCTCAAATGAAGAACCTAATTGAGACAACCAAGGAAACGTCGAAACTAAACCAGGATTAATATCATAAGTATTATTTACAAAACCAACACTAGGATTAATATCAGATATATATTCCCTATGTCGGACAATAATACCTCGACCCTTAGTATTAACAACATCAGGAGGCTCTAATGCACCAGGCATTAATGAATTTCGATTAACACTATAATCACCAAACCTGTGACCAGCTTTACGAGACTCTGAGCTCCACCACCTAATAAAGAACCCAAAGCGGTACCTGCTGGACCAAATAAAGAAC